CCTATGCTTCCAAACATGTTCATACTAATATAGTCGCCGTCATCTAAGCCGCAACCGTGTCTAGCAACAACAGGAACTAATTTTCTGTTTCCGTTCTCTATTTTATCTTCCGCTATCTCTTCTTCTGATTTCATTTTAAAGATAGAGAAACTCGTACAAAGCCATATAAGCCTGTCTGAGCCTGATACTACGTCCGTAGACTCCTTGGTTATACCGTCTCTATTTAGCTGCACAAAACTCAAGCAAGGCACATCATACTTAACCATAAAGTTATGCAGTTGAGTTATTTGAAAACCAAGCACTTGGTATTCCTGCATAGAACTACTAATACCTTCTGAACCCATCAGCTTCAAATAATCGTAAACAATTAGACAGTCGTTTGTGACGCCAGCCTCGTCGAAACCTACATGTTGATAAATCCACTTTCTCATGAGCGCCAATATATTTTCAAAAGATTGACCAGCAATACTAATATAGTGGTAAGGTATATCTTTAAGTTCTTGAGCAGCCTTTTCTACCTTTTCTTTTTCTAGCGGGTTTTCTGTAAATTTGCCAGTAGAAATCTTGTTAATATCAACGCCACTAAGATTTGCAAGCATTCTATTTAGATGATCTTCTTTACTCATCTCTGTGTCTAGCATTAGTACCGGCACGCCTATTCTAGATACGTTCATAGCTACAGCATCTCCAAACATAGATTTACCCACCTTTGGGCGCGCCGCAATAAGATCAACACACTTTCTTCTTAATCCGCCGCCTATTGCCGCATCGTATCTAGGAAAACCGGTAGGTATTCCTACGTTATCAGACACATTCTCAGAAAGATATTCAATATAGTCATCAATATCTTCACCAATAATTTCGGTCTTTTTGTTTGAAGATTGATATATATCTGCCGTAGCGTCTAATATCGGTGCTTCCACTTTGGAAATGAGATCCATCACATCTTCGTCACCATTAGTAGCATCTAGCTCTTTCTCACAAGCTTTAAGTGTTTTCTTTAAATCTCTTGCGAGTTTAAGTTTAGCTATCTTTACGGCGTGAGACTTTGCATTTTCTTTATGTATAGGAAAGTTAAACAGAGATCGTATAAATGATATCTCTTGCTTATTGTTGATAGACTCATGTACACCCAAGCTATTTGCAGCAGACAGTATAGACGCAAGTTCTACTTTAGAATTTTCTGAAACAGACTTATGGATACAATGAAACAAGAGTTGATTCATATCGTCCGTAAAATGATCCGCATCTACAAAGTCTATTTCTAGATAACAGTCCAGCCCATATTGACAAAGAGCCGCAAGTACGGCTCTTTCTGATGCTAAATCTTCCAGTGTTTTCTTTGTCATACGGACCTTGCCCTCAAGCAACTATCGCAAATAAAGTTTTCTCTTTTATGAGTAGGATGCACTTCTGAGGTTTTATTGCAAGAAGAGCATGTTTGAGAAACTTTTTTAACTGGTGGTCTTTTTCTTTCTGTCAGCGATATTTGTGGCGTGACATTTTGCTCGTCTTTATGTTCTACTCCATCATCTGTAAAAAGGTTCTCTCTTTTCTTAACCTCCACCTGTATAGAGTTTTGTTTGGGTTTCTCTCTTGTCATGGTAAAATCATCTGGCGCTCTTGTTTCTTGTGGGGGCTGAGTCTCTTGCCGCACTTTGTTAACGTCTCGTAATTCGTCTGTCTTTGAAAGCTTGCTTATAAGTTCAGCTTTTTGTTCTTCTGTCATCATTTTCAAAACTTGTTGTACCAAATCTTCGCTCATTGTTTTCTCCTAGCCATATTAGTCAATATTTCTGCCATCTTAATTACTCTATTGTTTTTACCTTCTAGTGTTCTTACTCTAGCTTCTGCATGATTTTTGATCTTTAGTATCTCCGCAGCTAGAGGGTTTTCTCTTACGGCAGAAAAATACTTCTCCTGCCATTTGGAATATTGGCCGCCGTATTGGTTCATTGTGCTACCTATTATAAACCAAATAGAAGATTCTGCCCAGTCTAAAGTGTTTTTTTCTTTAACTCTTTCTGTTTCAATATATTCTGCATAGGCGTAGAGCTTAAAAGCATACATATTGCAAGTTTCCGCGCTCCAAGATTTCATAGTATTAAAGTCAGAATTTAGAGCTATAGAAGCTTCCTCTGGGGGTTGTACCTCTGCTAAATATTTAGAACTTTTCCAATCTTCAATAGATTGTAGAAATTCATTCAATCTTGTTTCGCCACTCATCTATATCCTCGTTGTAATTCAATTGTACTATCCTTATGTCGTTTATATTACACCACTCTATCTTATTTTTATCTCTAGCTTGCGCTCTAAAAAATGATAACTTATCTTTAAAGTGAAAACTATTGAACTTAAAATGCTGCTGCCCATGAACTTCTACGACTAAGGTTCTGTTGGGTATGTAAAAGTCTGCTCTTAAAGATTTATTTTTTACAGTTCTGGTTCCCGGTAGGCTGACCTCCTCTAGTATTCTATCATGAGGAAAGCAAGAGTCAAGAACTTTCTTTGCTTTTTGGTGAAGCTTTGATCTCTTGCCTCCCCCAGATTTAGGGTTCCAGCTATACTCTCGGTCATCTAGCCCGATTACTTTCAAGCCAAAGCCTCTTTAATCATCGTCTCTAGAGCCTTTACAAGTTTAGTATTTCTGTTTAGAAAACTATAAACCTTGTCTTGTCCCTGAAACTTAAAAGCCTTAGTAAGTTTTTCAGGATCTTCTACGTCTAAATCTGGATCAATTTCTTTAGCAAGTTCTTTGTTCATTTCTAAGAATGGGCAAGAAAACCAAGCCCCGGATCTGTCAATAAGTCCTAAGTCTAGCGACAACTGAAGAACCTCCTGAGTTGAATCTATACCATGACCGTACCTAATGTAACTTTGAACCTGTCCTCCCGGCGGCCCCATAGAAGAACAAATAATTTTCCAGTTGACAACTTGACCAATTCTATTTTTGCTAGCGTCTTCCCAAGGCTTTATTGCTGGCGTCTTTTCTCCGCCGCCAGCAATCTCCATTCTTGTATCTGCTTGATATTGAATTTTATTACCGCCATCAGAAAGTTTTGCTTTGCCAAACCCTCCCGTGTTTGCAATATAATGCGTTATAGCGATAACAAGACCCCTCTGCCTTGGTAGGAGTTGTCCAATCTTTTTTGTAAAGATAGAAAGAATCTTTGGTAGTCCTGCTCGCCCCGGACTAAAATCTCCATCTAATTCTTTAGCGGGAATAAGAGAAGATATGGAGTCGATAATAAGAACCGCTCCTTGATAGTCTGGGTGGCTCATCATCTTATAGGCCATTTCTAAAAATTCTTCTGCTGGCAAAGGTTTGTCTTCTGGAGCAATAACCTCTATTTTTTCAGGATCAAAATCATTTACCTGAAAATTCATATCTTTAAGACGGCCCTCTGCGTCTAAATAGATAACGGGCCTACCTTCTTTTTGGCAGTTGGTTGCAATCTGCATAGCGGTTGTTGTTTTACCGCTCTTGGGGTCGCCCGTAAGAGTAACCCAACACCCTTCTCTAACCCCACCGCCCAGCGCGATATCAATAGCGGGACTAATAGATATAACTTTGTAATCGCTCTTTTCTTTCAGTACCTCTGTACCAGTTTTAATTATATTGCCATATTCCTTGATTTGGCTCTTTAAGTATTCAGGTGTCTTTTTTCTTGCCATCATCGCTCCTAAGTTTTGACATTAACGTTTTCTTCTTGTTTCTTTTTCTAGGTTTATACTCTTTGTCTTCCGCTATCTCAATAATTTTTTTAGGTTTACTTTCTTCTATTTTAAGTTCTTCTTGACGTTTTGCAACACCTTCTTCAACAAACCTAGTAATTAAGACAAACTTTTTAGATTGGTGTAAAAAACCCAAGGAGTAAACATTTCTACCGCTTGGGCCATTTAGATAAGAAACTAAAGATTTCTCTCCATATTTCTTAATTAGCTTAGATGCTAATCTTATTTGAGTTTCATACTCTTCCTTCTGTGATTTGTTCCAGAATTTAAATTCAAGACTACCTTTGTTGTCTCTCTCTCTTTTCCTAATACAAACCAATTCCGCGCAATACTGGGCAGCATTACACGGCTGCCTCGTTGATATACTTCTGTATTTCTTGGTGTTTGATTTTTTCGGAGTCATTTTTAAATATCATATATTTTATATTGTCTTCTGTGACAGATCTAACAGACTTAGCTTTTTCAAATTGGTTGTAAGGCCAAGTATATTTTGCGACATCTATTCCAGAGCAATCATCTCTTAGTAAACACACTGTCAAGGTTTGAAAAGAGGTAGAATGACTGCCGTCCATAGCCTGATCTTTTGCTATTCCTCTCATGACCGCTAGGCCGTCTAAGCCATCAGGATTTTCAAAGAAAACCTTAGCAGGAGCGCCAAACATATGAAGTTCTATTTTGGTAGGAATAACATCGTTATCTTTGCAGTAATCTGATAATCTTGTCCAAGGATTTGATAGATTTGGCCTATCGTAATCGCCATAAACTCGTTCACCATTAGAAAGTGTTACAATCCAACTAATCATGAGATCCTCCATGATAAGTCTTCTCATGTAGCCATCTCTTTTTGTGCAAATCATATTAGTCCTCCTTAATCTTGTGAATTATGCCTCTATATTTTTCAGGTGGAGATGTCTTTTTTCTAGACTCGTCTGCCGCCATAGAAGCAGCTTCTGTCATAATGGTGGCGACTTTATTAGAGTCTCTAACATATAGACTAGAAGAGTCTAAAACTTGCTCATCTTTAATTTTAATAGTCTTTAGGTGTTTTGAAATTGAAACCTCTGATCTATCAAGATCCTTGGCTAAATCGCTTAACTCTGACCCTGCATTGTTTTCAATATAGTATTTTTCAGCTTTTGAAAGCGGACCTTTTTTCATTTTATTTCTCCATTATTAATCTTCTGGCTCTTGTGAAATACAAAGTATTTTTAGTTTTCAAATACTTCATATAAAAATCAAAACACTCTTTTGAAACCTTCTTAAACTTTCTCGTTTTGGAAGATGATCTTGTAAATCTATCGTTATACGCATCAATAATTTCTGCTCTATCATAAAGGATATAATACGACTGACTTTTTCCTACGTCTGAAAGCATCGCAAATGAATTCTTTTCTTCTGTTTCTGAGCCTTTAGATCCGTAGAATTTCTTTTTAGTAACTTGTGGGTCTGGTAAATTTAAATCAGACACGTCTTCGTTTTCCCATCTAGCCATTTAATTTCTCCAGTTTTTCTTTTAGTATCCTGATACAGTCTGCTTCCGACGCTCCAGAAATACATATTTGTGCTTTGTTAGATATTCCGTATCGTGATAATAAACGATTACCAATTACTTGATTATCAAGACTTCCATCATCATACATCTTTCTAATGTCTATTTTCATAGTAATGGTAGCGTGATGGGGGCAACTTTTTCTATCTACCTTATTGTCAGATATTTCAAATTCGTTCATCAATCACCCTCTTTTATCCACTTAATTTTTTGCTTTGGGGTCATACCGTTTATCTTTTTGTTTACATTTCTTCTCTGTTGCGCTTCACTATTGTTTTGCGCATTATCTTTTGCAGACTTTTCTTGCTTCTCGTAATGCCCCATATTTTTAGTATTCTTGTCTGCTAGTTGACCTATAGTGTTTACTTCGCCCCTTACTGATATAGACGGGGCGTTTATAAAAACTTTTCTCAATGTTTTCTTATTGCAAGATGGGCATTCATGTATAGACGGGGCATCGTGAGATTGTCTAATTTCGTCGTAGTACTTACACTCTTTACATTCAAAGTCGTAAAGTGGCATTTTTTTCTCCTTATAATAGATGACTCTATATTTTAGGAAAATGCCTCAAGTATTACACGCTAATTTTCCATAGCATTTAATATTCTACCAAGAATACCATTCCTCTGAATATCTTGAGTTGTAAGAGTAGAAATACCAACACCCTCTACATTTTCAAGTTTTTCTATACAGTCCCAAAGACCGCTTCTAGATAGGTCGCACTGCCTAGTATCTCCATTTATCAATACTTTACTACCTTGTCCCATCCTTGTAATAAACATTTTTATTTGTTCAAAGGTACAGTTTTGAGCTTCGTCTAGTATCATGTATGTATTATGAAACGTAGAACCTCTCATAACTTCTAATGGCTGGTATTTTATTCTGCCTTCGTTGTAATACATACCATAATACGCTCGACCTAAAAAATGCCTAAAGTTTTCTTGCATAGGCAAAAGGTATGGGGCTATTTTTTCTAACAAGTCTCCGGGTAGACTTCCTATTTCTTTTCCAGTACAAACTAGCGGACGAGATATTAATACCTGATCTATTTCCCCCCTGTGTAAATGATCTGAAGCGATTCCCGCTGCTATATATGATTTACCTGATCCAGATGGGCCGCTACAAAATATAACATCGTTTTCTACAATAGACCTTATGTAATCTTTTTGGTTCTCCGTTTTTGCTTCTACTGTTTTTACTTTTTGTGGTGCGCTGCTCTGTTTTTTGGTTTTTCTTTTCATTTAAACACTATTAACTAGAAAGGTTTTGCGTTAATTAAGTCCCTTACTTGAGTATCCTTGACCAATACCATATCGCTATGGTCATTTTGATAAGTAATTGTTGTTTCTACATTTCCGCCTCCTGTATCACCTCCGGTGTTAGCAATACTAGTAACATAATTATTATTCCCAAGATCTATTACATGATATTTATTTGCATTTGCGGCTGGATCAAATGTAGCAAAAACGAGTCGTATAGGTCTATCCGTTCTATTGTATACGTCTGACGGGGGTTTTTGAGAACCGTATCTTGGGGGATTAGGATTGTTAGGATCAAGACCGTCCCTATAAGGACCACCTCCGTAACTTAGGCCCGTTGTCGGGTCCATTACCCCAGAAGCTCCAAATGGTACATCTGTATTTCTTACAAACGTAGGATTAGCTGGGTTGTCTGGAGAGCCATTAAACACAAAATCTCCGTATTCTAATGCGCGTCTAGCAACGCCTGTAAAAGAACATGAGACTTGCAGTGGTAAATTCATATAGGAGAATAGGTTTTGTTCATACTCTTTGTTTTCTTCAGAACCTCTCCAAAATCCTATATCTGGTATTTGAGAATAGTCAATAGACAAACTAAGACTTATATTATTAATTCCAAGTATTTTTAAAGGTCTTATGGTTCCGTCATCACCATCGTATACAGATTCAGCGTTACCTAGTTCAAACATACTAATGACTTCTTGGGGAAGTCTTGATTTCCTATCTACGGGTTGTTTTAGTACATCTAAATGCTGCCTTTTTAACACTTCACCCGCTTGTGGTAAGTCGCCGTCTATACCATAAGCGCTAAGGGTAGATAAATCTTTATTAAATCTAAACTGTTTTGTGAAAAGAGTTATAGATTCAGTTACTCCATCTACACCTATATTGTATTCTATGTTTGATAGTAAACAACTTTTATATGTTACAGATATGACTTTATTTCTATCTGGATCTATGCTTGCCGGATCTTCATCGTTTCCAGAACCTATATAACTAAACTTGTCAGGAGCATATAATATAGTAATATCATAGTTTCTTAAAGATTTACCATCGCTGTCGGCAAAACCTTTGTCATGCAGATTATTTTTGTACAGCA